CATTACTTTCATTATTACACCGACTAAAACTGCCGTGGCAACTCCATTGCAGTTTTTTGTTCTATTACCACTTCAGCCGTATTACACAAAACGCCTAAACACCATAAGATTGATGATACAAATTGGCGCTATAACATCTATAAGCGACCTACTCCAATACTCAGACGGAAAGCTAGAGTGGCGATCCAGCAGACCAGAGTGGCTATAGCTTCACATTCTATAAGGGTCGTGGTACACTACGAGTAGCAAAGAAAGGCTACACAATGAAAATACTAATCGTAACCACCCTAGCAGCAGCATTACTGTTCTTATTGTTGGCCCCTCAATTAGCTAAAGCACCAGAGACCACAGTACAGCCTACAATGACTATCTCAAACGACATCGAAACCCTAGTCAATCAAGCCAGAAACACAGAGAGCCTCGTACCGTTTAACAGCAATCAAACTCTCAGGAATAGCGCCTGCAACAAAGCCCAAGACATGATAGACAAGAACTACTGGTCACACAACCAACCAGACGGCACTACACCCTGGCACTTTATTACAGACGCAGGATACAACTACACCAAAGCTGGAGAGAACCTAGCTAGAAACTACCCAACACCAGAAGCAACCGTACAGGCATGGCTTAACAGCCCACTTCACAAAGCAAACATTACCGACCACTTCACCGACCAAGGCATCTGCACAGTACAGAACATCACAGTACAACACCTAGGACGCAAGTAACATTAGAAACCTTAACGCTTATGTGGTAAAATATACCCATGAATGCCCTCAAAGTAAAAGCCGAAGTTATGGAAGTGAAGTCAAAGAAAACAGCCTCACTCGATGTAACCTATCGCTTAGTGCTACAGACCAACGACCCTTCTGTTCTTGCACTCGGATACCTAGAGGGCGACACTATCTTAAACCTAACTTTGGAGGAAGAGTAATGGTAGCTAAAAAGAACGGACGACCAACCATTATGACACCCGAAGTCATTGATAAATTAGAAGAGGCTTTTGCCTGGGGTTGCACTGACATCGAAGCCTGTCTATGGGCTGATATTGGAGAAAAAACACTGTATAATTATCAAGAGAAGACACCTGGCTTTGTACAGAGAAAAGAGCGGCTTAAACAGACACAGATACTAAAGGCTCGTCAGTCAATCAGTAATGCCCTCAGGCGTGACCCGAACTTGGCGCTAAAGTATTTAGAGCGCAAAGCCAAGGCAGAGTTTAGCTTACGAACCGAAACAGACCTAACGACAAAGGGTGAGAGTATGAGCCCCTATGCATTACTTTCACTGGAAGAACTTAAAAAACTAGCAGGTAAATAATCTGATGGTGATATATTCACTACTTGGTAATAGGAATTACGTGCCAGAATATACGGCTTTTTATAAATACATAGCTAAAACTATTGTCATGGGTGATATAAATGCAAGAAATACCTAAAGGTGTTAACAAAATAGCTAATATATATCTAGCAAGGCGATCCTTTTGGTACTTTGAGCAACTGCTCTACCCCCAACTATTTACCGATGACCGCAAGCTGCTAAAAGAAATGGCTGATACGATACAGGACTTTATAGAAAACAGCGAGAAGCACTACCTTGTCTTATCAGTACCACCGGGTCACTATAAGTCATTTACCGCCAAGAACTTATCTATGTGGCTTATGGGGCGTGACCCCTTAAAGCGTATCATCGGCGTTGCCAACTCTGGCGACCTTGCAAGTATGTTCTCGACACAGATACGGGATACAATCCTTGGTATTAACTATGGCAAGGAGGGTACACCCTACCCGGAGATATTCCCAGACACTAAGATTAAGTACGGATTCGCCACCAAGAGTAAGTGGGAGCTTGAGGGCAGCGCAGAGCCTAGCTACCGATCTACTAGCCCTACAAGCGCCATAACTGGGTCAAGGGCTGACTACTTTATTGTCGATGATATTATTAAGAACGCAACCGAGGCTATGAACTCTAATGCCCTAGCTGACCATTTCAGTTTTTACAAGAACACGCTATTTTCTCGTACTGATGGCGATGACTATAAGTTTATATTCGTCATGCAGAGATGGGCGACCAACGACCTGTCGGGTGAGATTATAAAGCTATATGGTGATGATGTCGTTCAGGTCAAATATGAGATTGAAACAGAAGGCGAAATGCTAGAGCCAACTATTATGAGTGCCAAGAAGTTTGAGGAAACAAAGAGGACACTCGACCCCACTGTCTTAAAGGCAAACTATTACCAACAGCCAGTAGACATTGAGGGAAGGCTTTACAACGGGTTTCAGGAATGGACAACGCTACCCGAATCGGTCATGCGCTACAACACAACCGACGTTGCAGACCAGGGCAAAGACTACCTGTGTTCAGTTAACTGGTTTGATGTTAAAGACGAGGACGGCACTAAGGTTTATATTACCGATATTTACTACTCAAAAGAAAAAGCCGAGATAACAGAGCCTCAAGTGGCGAAGATGATTACTGCCGATAACATAACTATCGCAGACTTTGAATCAAACAATGGCGGCAAGGGATATGCCAGAAACGTAGAGCGTGAGCTGGTTAAGCTCGGTAACTCTAAAACGGTTGTTCAGTGGACACCACAAAACACAAACAAGGTGGCTCGTATATTAGCCTCAAGCGCTTGGGTCAGTCGGAGCGTATATATGCCGCCAAACTGGACGACTAAATATCAGGAGTTCTCCGCTGAGGTTCTGAGTTACGTCGCTAGTGGAAAGAACCCACACGATGATGGAGTCGATGTACTGGCCACTATATACGAGAGAGCGGCCAACTATCAGAAGCTAGAATACGTCGCCCCCATTATGTAGTGAGTGGACTGTTATAATAGTAATAACAACACAACATAGGAACTTATACTTTGCCCGACAATATCTTCACAAAACTATTTAGCCGCAACGGTACAAAGAATATAGACAGCGACTTAGGGCGAAGCCTAGAGCGTCAGGGTATAACCGGCGACTCTCTTTTTGGTAGGTTCAAGAATAACGACTACGAAAACGCCTACCCTTCTATCTCTAAACTTGCTAACGCTTTTACAATGATTGAACCGTACACCGTTGACATAAACGGCAAGCCTGTTGGCTCTAACATACTTGATCGCTTCTACACACCCAACGTACAGATGAGCGCAGCAGACTGGCGTGAAGCCCTTGCTGTTATGACCATTGTCCACTCAAAGGTATATATTCGTGTCCACCACCGCACAACCAGAGCGCTTGCCTCTACAATTACTGGCTTTACAATTCTCGAAGGTGTCTATGAGTTCACCGAAAAAGGAAAGACAGTCTATCAACTTACAACAGGCGAACACCTTGGCGCTGAAAACGTGATTGTATTAAAGGGCATTAACCCCTACGGACTATCTAGGGGCTTCTCACCAATAGAAGCTGCTCGCAAGTGGATTAACATTGACGACTACATCGCCGCTTACCAGAGTGGCTTCTTTGCTAACGGTGCAGTACCAGCAGGGCAGTTTATTATCTCAGCCCGAACACACACAGAGTTTAACGACATTGTTGCAGGGCTTAAAGCCAAACACCGAGGTGCTGACAAGAACAACAACGTAGTGTATACCTACAACCAATTTGACCCTTCAACTGGTAAGGGTGACGGGGGTGCTATTCAGTGGATTCCTTTTAACACAACCAACAAAGACCTCGCACTCAAGGACATATTTGCCCAAGCTAATAAGAAGATTGACTCAGCCTTTGGTGTTCCTGCCTCAATTCGTGGTGTAAACGACCAAAATACCTATGCCTCAGTACGTATTGACGAAGTAATCTTTGCTAAGTACGCCGTAGACCCTATGGCAATGAAGCTATACAGCAAGTTCACCCACGAACTAAACCGCATCACTGGCGGAACTGGCGTTGCATTTGCATACAACCTTGAAATCCCACAGGTTGCAGACGAGGAAAAGGTCAAAGCAGAAGCTAAAGCAATCGAACTCAAAATAATCACAGACGCAATCCTTGCTGGCTATTCACTAGAAAGCATCGTAAGTTCGTTTGACCTACCGGAAAGCTACAACAACCTTAGAACTACTGGCGTTGTAACTATTGAAGACGACAAGCCAGAAGTACTTACTACCGAGGAAATGGCTGAAACACCAGACCAACCGCTTGAGGCAATCGGTGAGCTAGTCGTCCACGCTAACAAAAGCCACAAAGAAACCAAGAACCTAGATGACGAAGAACTCCGAGCTGAATACGAAGGCAAGGTTGAAGCTATCGCCAAGGCTCAGTTGCAGAAGCAGGTTGACGGTGCTGACGCTGAAATAACTAAATCAATCGAAGCAACAGAAGATGATATTACGACATTTGCAACCAACGTCTTTGCTGCCGTGTCTGGCTTAATCCTTATCGAGGGTGCAAAGCAAAGAACCCAAGGTCTTGCCCTACTTGTTGAGGCAGGACTACAAACAACACCTGGTGAGTTCCTTATGACACAAGCTCAGACAGATGCCTATCGTACCTACCTCCTACGAGTCGGAGAATCATATACGAGTACAAATGCCACTTTGATACGTGCAGTGCTAGATAACGCCTCTGAGCGTGGTCTGAGCGTGTCACAAACCAAAGCGGAGCTTACAGACCTAGTATCGAGGGACTTTCAAGCTCAAAGACTAGCAAGAACCGAAGTATCTCGCGCCGCATCACAAGCATCTGTTGACGCAATGGAAAACATCCAAAGCGAAACAGGCTTTTCGGTCGTCAAGGTGTGGAATGTAAACGCCGACGCTTGTGAGTTCTGCCTAGAGCTTGAGGGTAAAGAAGAGCCTGTCGATGGCGTATTCCTTAAAGAGGGTTCAGACATTACAGGTGCAAGTGGAGCTAAGTTTGAGAATAACTTTGTAGATGTACAAGACGCAACCCTACACCCTAACTGTTCTTGCTTCACTACCTACGAGGTCAGAGGCTAGTATGGATCTAAAATGTAAACACTGCCAACGCTACATCGGTAAGTCACACGGCACTATTATCGCTACCCTCAAATGCCCCAACTCAAGCTGTAAAGGCGAGACACAATTCAAGATAGTAGAAGCCGACGTGTCAAAATCATTTAACTTTAAGTTCCTAGAGCAACCAATCGCACCAAAAAACAGGGAGACAACACAATGAAATGCCTACCAGAAATACTACTACGATACCAGTGAACAGTTATAATAGGTACAGAACAATGTATAAGAACCCTAGCGCTCAAATGAGCAAAGTTCACCCAGAGTTCTAAGCTAAATAATACAAAGGTTAAAGCTATATGAGTCAAACCAAAAAGGTAGCTCAATTAGTAACTAAATCACTAAGCATTAACGACGAACGTGTACTACACTTTATCGCTACAGCACCAACGCTAGATCGAGACTTTGAGGTTCTTTCAACGGCAGATATAAGGATTCCAACTAAAAATGGTATCAAGTATGCCTCAGAACTAACCGATAGTGACGAAACAATTGCCCCACTGCTCATAGAGCACGATTGGACAATCAAAGCGCAGGCAGGTGTAGTCTTTAGAATGAAGATGAACGAACTCGGACAGTTAGAGGCTTTCGCTAAACTATCAACCAACGCTAACGGTGAAGAAATTTACCAGATGGCAAAAGAAGATATGTTAGGCAACAGCTTTTCAATAGGTTACACACTCGGTAACGCTACAGATGAAGAGGGGCAGATCAAGAACATTGAACTGCTCGAAATCTCAGTAGTAGCAACCGCTAGCAACCCAGATGCAAAACTGATTAGTTACAAAAGCGCCGACAAAGGAGAGAAAATGGCAGAAGCCACCAAATCCGAGAAGATTGACGCACTGAAAGCTGAACTAAAATCACTTGAGGAAGCCGTAGTTGTTGAAACTCCAGCCGAACCAGTTGAAGAAGTTCCAGCCGAAGAAGTCAAAGAAGAGGTTGTCGAAACACCTGTCGCACCAGTCGTAGAGATTAGCGAAGAAGAAGTCGAAGAAGTTGCGGAAGCCCCAGTGGTTGAAGCTCCTGTCGAAATCAAATCAATTAAAAAGGAAACTAAAATGACTGATGTCACAAAATCAATCGTTCCAGAAGTAACCGCTGTTGAACAGCCAGAAACTGTTGTCAAGAGCATGGACAAGTACGACCTAGTTGCAAAACAGTTCGTTGCTTTCGTAAACAAAGACCAAAAAACACTAAGTGAACTAAACGAAATCGCTATCAAAAGCTACGTCGGTCAAAATGGTACAAAAGCTACCTACTTGAACGCCGCTACCACTGCTGATGGTGGATCACTCGTGCCAAGCGCAGAGCTTATGGCTGAGGTTTACACCGTTCTTGCTGACTACTCAACTGTAGCTAACGACCTTAAGGTTGTTACTCTTACAGAAGGAAACAGCCTGGACATCGCTACACTTGTCACAGATGTTATCATCCGTGAAGTAGCAACCGAAGGTGGAAAGAAAAGCTCAACTAAGCCTGTTACCGGTGAAGCCGCAGTTAGCCTACGAGAGTTTGCTGGTATCGCTATCGTTACTAAGAAATTAGTACGCCAAGCTGCTATCAACATTTTCGATATGCTTCGTGACTCATTCGCACGTGCAATCGCAACACAGCGTTCAAAGATGGCACTCACAGACTCAGCTACAGGAATCGGCGTTATCGCTGGTACTGCAAGCTCAAGCTCTGCTGCTGCCGTCCCTACATACGCAGAAATTGCTGCACTTGTCTATGACATCCCAGCAGGCGCAACACAGGGTGCAAAATACTACATCGCACGAACTGTACTTGCATCACTTGCTGCCGCAGTAGACTCAACTGGACGCAACCTAGACCTAGTTCGTCTTGACGGAACAGGTGTAAGCGGTACTCTTGCTAACGGATTCCCATTCGTTGTAGAGGAAACTTTGGTTGCTGGAAGCGGACTTCCACTTGTTATCTTTGGTAACATGGGTCGTTACGGTATCTTGCTTCGCCAAGGAACCGTTGAAGCTGAAACATTCGACACTGGAATCGTCAACGACGGTACAAACGGTGCGGGTGGTACAGACCACAACTTGCTACAAGACAACAAACTTGCTTACCGTGTTGCTTTCTACGAAAACGTAGGATTCCCAGTACCAAGCGCATTTGCTGTTCTTAAGCAAGTAGCAGCCTAGTAAATAAGTAAAGGAGCGCTATGCTAACCCAAGCCCAAATCAGCAAGTTACTCAACCGCCCCCTGACTACAGCCGAAGTTACAAACTTTGACTCGTACCTTAAAATCGCAACCGAAAGATTAGAATCGCTGCTATGCACGAAACTATCTATCACCGACGCAAACCAAACGTACTTGATACGTGAAGGATACAGAACACTCTACACGGATATATTTAACGGTACACCGACTGTTACAATCAACGGAGTAGCGGCGGAGGCTGACTCGTTCAGCCCTCGCCAGTTCGACAACCTAAACGGTAACTGGTATAACTCAATCGTTTTCAAGAAGTTCTTGTCGAGAGATGTCGAAGAAGTAACTGTTGCAGCCGATTTCGGCTTTGACGCAGTACCAGAAGACTTTCAACTACTTCTAGCCAGGATGTTCGCTCTTAATACCAGCGAGCAAACTGGCGACGATAGAGTACGCTCAAAGAAGATTGAGGACTTTAGCGTTACACTTAACGACCACACGGCTTACCAGCAACTTGTTGCTTCTAATGCCGCCGTTATACGACGCTACTCAACCTGCCAATCTGGAGAGGTAACACATGGACCCGTTTCATATTTTATCTAACACAGATTACACCTTCCTGAAAATTAAGCAGGACGTAACAGGCAACACAATTGAGCAAGAGTACCACGCAACCGGAGTATTAAAGATTAGAGATGCTATGGTTCAGATAGATAATGTCGAGCAGTATGACGGCCTTGAGGCATCACTTCACGTGAGGCCATCAGAGACGTTTATAGCAGACTTAAACGCACAGCTAGTTGGTCACGGAATTAAAGCAAGTAAAGACGGCAACACGCCCCTCACATACCGTATAAATGGTATGCAAGAGGGTCGTGACTTCGACACTGGACTGCTTTCCTTCTACCGACTAATACTAAAGCGAGAGAGTTTGTCACAATGGCAGCCAACCGATCTTCCGTTAGAGTAGAATCAACCTTGTTGAGCCGATGGATTCCCTTAACGGGGATTCAGCTAGATAGAGCTACGCTCGAAATAGCAACCGACATCGACAGGGGAGCTAAAACTCTAGCCCCTAAAGCGACTGGCGCTCTAAGAAAGAGTGGAAAAATCACACGTAAAGGCGCTGCCGACTATGTAATATCATTCGGAGGAAGCAGAGTACCTTACGCAAGACGACGACACTTTGAGAACCAGAAAAGCCCCGGCACACTTCGTTATCTTGAAAGAGCTGGCGAGGCCGTGTCCAGAGGAAGCATAAAGAAATACCTAAGGAATAAATGATGATAACACTTCACATTATACAGTTACTACAAAATGAAGGCTTTGGCACTATAGATGCGCCAGTAAACGGTCTTTTTTGGGAGAAACTGCCACTTAATTCGACAGGAGTTGCAATCTTTAGCCGAGGTACAGAGCTTGGGCGTGGTCTGAGAAGCTCACAAGCCTTTGACCTGTACTCTAGGGGTACAAGCGACCTAAGGGGCGCAGACAATTTAGAGAAGATTATGGAGTATATCGAGGAAAACTTCGTTCAATGCGACCTACCTCTAACAGCTAAAAGCAACAAACAATACAAAAAGGCTACCATCGTGATGACATCTAACGTTGAAAATCTAGGATTAGACGAAAACGATAGACTGATATTCAGGATTTCAGCCGAAGTAAACTATAACAAAGGAGCATAACCATGTCAGTTTTAGGCGGACAAGCAGAAGTTTCCCTCAACGAAATTACAATCCCAGCAGACTTGCTGAGTGAAGTAAACGTTGAGATCATGAGCGGAACACGAGAACGTACTACACTTGCCGGAACATTTACACGTCCTAGCGGTACACTCGACACAGCGCAAGCAACATTTACAATGTTCTTGCCCTCAATCGACTACCTAAAGAATATCGTTCCAGCACAGTTCAACGCACCAACAACACCTCAAACAACCGGAAACGTTATCTGGGGCGCAAGCTCTTGTACCGTTACCTCGACACCAGTAAACATCCACTTCGTGTGTGATACTACTGATGACAACGATGTGTTCTTCCCAGAAGCAGAAGTCATGCTGAACTTTAACCCAAGTTACACCAGCAGCGACGAGCTTACAGTGGAAGTAACCGTGTTCGGACAACCTTCATCAACTGGAGTAGTTGCACGAGCAGGTACAGGAAACCTTACAGCAGCGTCAATTTATAACGCTGCTACAGAAGCAACCGATACTATCTAGTATCTAACCAACGTAATAACCCCATCGGTGTGTGGGGTTATTATTATTTAAGCCCCTTTGATATAATAAGAATATACACTAAGGAGCACTATGACACAGCCAATTAGCATCAAGCTCAACCAACTCAAGACCCGCAAGAAAGTTCTTATCGACGACCACGAATACACCGTGAGGCGTATGGGTAACATCGAACAAATAGAGTATGCTCGTGGCATCAAGAAACTACAGACCCTAGCATTGCTTGAGGCTGACCGTCCTTTGACCGATGAAGAGAGCGCCGAGATTGACACAGTCAGCAAATACCTTACCAGTGTTTTTATAGATTTATTCGACGATGGTGGCGACCAAGAAAAGTCTAGGCGTTTGATCGGCTCATTAAGTGATGAAGAAATTGCCCTAGTATTGGCGCAGATTTTTGAAGAGAAGCAAGATGGACAAACCAGCTAAAGTATATCTGGAAATCAAACCAGAAGACAGGGACAAAGTAGCTCGTGCAAAACAGGCGCGACAGCTTGCTGATATCCCAGAAGAATATATGGAAGTGGCAGAGCTAGGCTATCATTACGGCTGGGAGGCCGTGAGAGACTTCCTAACGGACGTTATAAACAAAGAGCAACTAGTACTCTATGTTCGTGCCGCGCGCAAGCTAGAGGCTCGTAGAACCTATGACAATTCTATTGCAGGCATTGCCTCTAACTCACAGAAACTCGCAACCTATAAAAAACTTATGAACCCTTATATTAAAGAGATGGCAAACTAATGGAAAATGTAGGCTCAATTAAGTATGTAGCAAGGATTGAAACGTCAAAGCTAAAGACCGACGCAAAAGGCGTAGAGAAAATAGCCAAAGGTACTGGTGATGACTTTGGTAATCAGATGGAAAAAGGAACCGGCAAGGCTGGAAGAGCCTTTAAGAACTTCGCAAAAGTCGCCGCCGTTGCAGTTGCCGCCGCTGGTGCTGCTACCGTAGCCTTTGCAGTAAAGTCCGTCGCTGCATACAACAAGCAAATCGAAGCACAGACCAAGCTCTCTACAAACCTGCTAAACGTGGCAGGCAATAGTGAGGCAACCGTTAAAAGCCTGACTAGTCTAGCCAGCGCCCTACAGAGCGTGGGTGTTATTGGTGATGAAGTTGTTATTGCTGGTATGAGCCAGCTCGCAACCTTTAACCTACAGGGTAAGACCATCGAAACATTGACACCTAAGATTGTTGATATGGTTGCACAACTCAAGGGTCACAACGCAACAACCGAAGACTTTGTTAATGTTAACAACCTTGTTGGTAAGGTTATGAGCGGTAACGTAGGGTCGCTTTCTAGGTACGGAATAACACTAAATAAAACCCAAGGCGACATATTAAAGAACGGTACAGAGTCGGAGAAAGCCGCAGCACTCGTTGAAGTACTTAGCCAGAACTTTGGAGATGTCAACAAGGCACTTCGTAACACACCACAGGGTCGAGTTACCGCACTTAAAAATGAGTTCGGTGACTTTCAAGAATTGATCGGTGAGTTCACCATTAAGACTCTTGGCCCAGTGCTAGTTGCCCTAGACACTTGGCTTGTATCGGTCGGCGGAGTGCAGGGTGCATTCGACAAGCTCATATCATCAGCAACACCAGTCTATGACTTCTTTGTAAACCTTGGTACAGCCGTCGGCAATCACCTCGCGCCCAAACTAAAAAGTCTCTGGGAGGCTATACAAAACAACGTCATTCCGAACTTTACTAAACTATACAACGGCATCCTGATACCACTTGCTACCTTCCTTGGAACCACACTCGTCTTTGCAATCGGCTTTGCTATTGATGCATTTACCAAGATACTAGAGGTAACGGGATACCTTATAGCCGAGTTTCAAAACGCTAACCCCGTTGTTGTTTCCTTGACTCTGGCGTTTGCGGCCCTTGGTACTGCACTGTTGCTCGGCAAGGCTTTTGCTGCGGTTGACACCTCACTAAAGGTTATGAAAAAGACCACCATACCCGGCGTTATAACAAAGATTAAAGCGATGAAACTGCTCATTGCAACCCCGATGGTTATGCCAGCGATCGTTGTGGCGGCAGCAATAGGCGCGCTAGTGGCTGTATTTGACGCAGCAATGAGGGCAAAATCTGCCATAGAGCAACTAGAAGAACAAAAAGACACCAACAGAAGGATCAACGATACCGCTGTTGCCAGAAATAACGCAGCCCAAGCCTCCTCTACTATGAGTCCTGAGGAAAAGCGCCGAGAGCAAGACCTGTTTAATAGGCAAATGGCAGTCGATGACCAGATCAGACAGGCCATACAAAACGAGCAGAACCAACGCAGGAACAGGCTACGAGGCCGTGCAGCGGGTGGCCCAGTATCAGCTAATACACCCTACGTCGTCGGGGAAAACAGAGACGGCTCACTGAACTCTACTAGCGAGCTATTTGTACCACGTCAGTCGGGTTCTATCGTAAACAGCAGTGACTTCCAAGATATGATGGGCGGTTCAAGTATCGAAAACAACATCGGAACAATCAACATTGCTAGTGATGTAGACGCTGATAGCTTCCTAAAGAGGCTGACACAAAATCAAGAAATAATCGGGAAAGGGCTGACACCAGCGACGGCTTACTAATATGGATAACTACTCAGTAAAGTTTAACAGAAATGACCTCGCACTTGTGCCGGGTGCTGACCTTTTTAACCACCAATTCAACAACCTGCCAAGCCGAGAGATTAAAATCTTCAAGGTTGCACGTCGAAACCTTAGCATAATCACCTCATCAGAGTACAGTAGCAAAGAGATTACCGTACAGCTTGAGGTCTGCGCCGCCTCACGCGCTCTAAGCGAGAGCATATTAACTAACCTAAAAGCACTCGTACAGCCCCAGAACGCGCCACTGGTGGTCTCTCAAGGCGGTAAGGACGTAGAATACACGGCAACGATGAACGAGTTTAACATCCGCTGGGACTCATACAAGGCTTATGTGGACATTACTTTTATAGCTAGCAACCCAATCGGGCGAGAGCAACAGTCTCAAACACTGTTTAACATTAACGGCAACACGCTTGCAAGAGCTAGCCAGACCTTTAACGTTCAGGGTAGTGCAACAGCTTTCCCAATTATATCGGTAACAATAACAGCCGTAACGGGTGGAGCAAGCAAGCAAATCTTGATTGAAAACGGTAGAACTGGACAGGGCATAAGAATTAACCGCACCTTCACGGCTGGGGACATAATCGTTGTAGACTCGCTTAACCTGCAAGTGACGGTAAATGGGTTACAGATTGACTTCGATGGAATGTTCCCAGTTTGGCCATCGGGTTCGCAGCAAGCAGTATACGGCGACAACTTTACAACCAGGAACGTAGACATTAACGCCACATATAACCCAAGACTTGTTTAGTCAATTTGATACAATAATAAGAGAAGGAAGAACATATGCCCGCATTTCCAAGCAACACACTTATAACAGAACTTTTTGGTTTAATAACCACAAACACTCCGCACCTTGCGCTTTATACCAGCAACCCAACTGCTGCCAATAGCGGGACTGAGGTAACGGGTGGTTCTTACGCAAGACAACCAATAACCTTTGGCTCTATTTCTGGCGGTATGATTTCAAACACCGGAGCGGTAACGTTCACATCACTACCAACCGCTAACATTACCCACTGGGGTGTTCTTAGCGCACTAACTGGTGGAACACTTAGGGCTTTCGGGCCGTTCCCTGCCACCGTTGCAGCAGTTGCAGGCGATGACCTTAGTGTACCCATAGGACAAATCGACCTTACATTTGCGGGAAGCTAGTATATGGCCCAACGCTTCCTCGTAGCTAGCGGAAACTGGAGCAGCACCGCCGTTTGGAGTACGACTAATAATGGTGCGCCAGGCGCGAGTGTACCCGGTGCTAATGACTTCGCCAGAGGTTCATCATTTACGTCATACACTGTTGGTCTTACCTCTGATATTACCGTAGACCTAATTGTTATTTCCACCGGAACTATCAATTCAAACAATCACACGATTAATTGTCGTCTATTTAGCATCCTTGATCCTGGTAGCACAGTGGTAAATCTTGGAACCTCAACGCTTAACACTGGGTCAATTTCAGGCTCCGGGCCGATAAACGGTCAAAACGCTACAGTAAATATAGACACGGACACTTTTGGGATTAATCCAACTATTTTAGGCGGCAATGCATTTAACATGCAGCTCGGAACGGTGAACCTGTTAGGTGGTAAAAATGTAAGTATAGGTAATGCTAATATAACATCACTTGTTGCTAAAAAGATTGACCCACTAAACATTTCCTTTAGGGGAGGCACCACCACACTAATTCGGAGGTTTATCGCCAAGGGTGTAAGTTCTGCAAACAGACTCAGGTTAAACAAAATAAACACCGGAAACGCCAACATAACAATGCTTGGCTCTAACCAGCTATGGGCGTTCAAAGACGTTGACATCACAGACATAAACGTCATCGGTCTGGGTCAATACTACGCTGGTAGCACCTCAGTAGATGGTGGTGGCAACTCTGGTATTTTGTTTCAAGATGCCCCGTTGGTCCGCACGTTTACAGACACGTTTACTGGAGGTACTATAAACAGTGCCAAGTGGTCAACCAACACACTATCGGGTGGAGCAGTAACCCAGACTGGCGGTGTTGTAAGGTTGTCGGGTAATAGCAGTTCGTCTTTTGCACAGCTCATTTCAAAGGATCAATTCTTGCTAGACGGTTCTTCGGTTACTTTCAAGCTATCCCGTGCGCTTGGGCCACTGGGGTTTGGTTCTTTTAGTCTTGCAACGGCGACTAGCCAATACGGTATAACCTCAAGAAGGAACATACCAAACATCGGAGTTAGCTTTGGTCAAACTTCAACCAACTTATTTATACAGGGGCAAACAACAGACACAACAGCCTACACGCTGACCGATAGCTATATTAGACTCAGAGAATCTAGTGGCACTATTTACTACGATTCAAGCGCCAACGGTATTACATATACAAACAGGGAAAGTTACCTGCTCTCGGATTACGGTATTGACTCAGAGCAGATTCTTGCAAGGCCTATTTTTGAGTACGCAGCCTCGTCTGGCGGTGATTTTGATATTGAAGATTTTAACATAGACCTCACCCCAACAGCAGACTTTACAGGAACGCCATTGTC